TCCAAAGGCGCTGACGAAATCAAGCGAGTGGCAACAGCTTCGACCTTGGCCTTGCTGCGCAACTCATCTTTGAGAAAATCAACGTAAACATGACTCAAACGTTCACCATTGGCCGCACTCTCCAAAACGTAAGAAACCCTCGTTCTCAGACGCTCACACTGAGCATTGTCTAAATTGTACTCTTGTTCCTCACCAAAAAAGGCCCGCTTACCGCCTGTCACTTCCAAAACGTAAGGAAATCCAGCGGCAGTGTTACGGGGAATGCTACGAAACTTCTCTTGTGGAATGCCCAAAATGGCCTCATCAAAAGTATATAAACCCCTATGGTTATTGAAGGTGGCTTCTACAAAAGGCTTAAAAGCCTCATGCACTATCGAATCAAGCCTATCTATCTCTAAATGCAAAAGTGGGCTAGAATATGGCTTAACGGCATTAACCATTGGCCAAATTCTCTCGCCGTCACGGTCCACGGACTTAAGAACAGCCGGTGAACCGTCGTAATGGCCCAAAGAGTCAAAAAGATGCGTTGCATAATACTTTGTCTTGGGACAAATGAAAACAGGCGTGTGAACCTGTCCTATGGTCAAAAAACTGCCCATGTCATCAAAAGGCTTGAGATCACCACACTGCAGCTGGACACCACGACTACTCAAATCCTCCTCAAACTTGTCAATTACCACCGAAAAGTGCTTGACGGCATCATTGACCCGCTCACGCGTCAACACACAGGAATATCCGCCAGCACCATATATGTCACCAGCTGTGTGTATGCCCATTATGCACCTACCGCCAAATGCACGAGGATCATGTAATGCCAAAATCGCCCCACAATCACCGGTGTATGTCTTGAGAGGATACTTGTAATACCTCTCCAAATTGCGATCACGCTCAACGCGCTGGTTGTAGCCCAACGCGACACTGGGAAAATTATAGACCTCGTGCTTATTATTCTTCTTAAGATTTTTCTTGTCATCTATCTGACACATATGCAAGTCGACAGCATAATCACGAACAAACTTGACATCGCGCTCAGTAACAAAAGCCTCTATTATGCTCTTACTGGCTTGCATTGAAAGAAACTTGACAAACTCTATGTCATTGTTACGATCCGCCAGACCCTCAAAGCTCATGAAGCGACTGACAGTAAATCTAACCTCGTGGGCCTCATTGTCACAATTTCTAAAAACCAAAATGTGAGAGGCCAAAACATCACCCAAAGAAAGCCCCTCACGGAGTTTCTCACGGAAATGTTGCGGCATGACTGCCAACTCCCCACACAAAAAGAGAATCTGACCAAATATCATGCCTGTGTCCTCATTGTACATCTTGTAGGAGTTGGAATAAGCCTTGTCCGCCAACGAGTAAAACGCGCCTGCTTGAACAACGACCTTGCTATACTTACTCTTGAAAGGCTTAGTGAGAGGTCGATTACTGTTCAAAACCGGCTGCTTCTTACCTAATACACTTGACAAAAGCTTACATATACCACAAAGTATAGACTCAACCAGCTTGAAGGCAACAAAACTTCCAGCCGCAAAAACTGCAACTTTAAGCAATCGCCTCACACAACTAACGTCAGAATCAAACTCACGCCTACGTGCCTCCAAAGCAGACCTTATGCTGCCAAAAACAGAAACAAAACGACCCGCCTGAACCTGAACAGTGCTCGCGTTGACCATAGCGTCTAAATAACGCTTGGAGACGTCGTGATCCCTGACACGATTGCGCATTTCACAACTTATCTCCTCAATCAAAGTTGCAAGGCTTTTGCGCTCACCGGAATTAACGCCAGTGAGAAAATCGTGGCGTTCAACAAACCACATGTGCCACGGAAAAGCACGAACAGGATCATCACCAGGTTGCAGCCCCTGAATGCACGTCTCCCAAGCAGCACGAAAACGCTCGTAATCGAGCTTACCATCCTTGCGAAACTCCTCCTCCACAAACAGCTGATAACCATACTGTATGCGCCTGGAAACCGCCTCTGGTTCTTGAATGACTATACCAGCCTCAGCGTTAATACTGCTGAGATTAGTACTGCCAAAAACGAACTTGGAACCAAAGAAAATCTTACCCTTAGAAGCTAAATCAGCAAAATTGAGAGGCATGCTAAAGCACCCAACCATCTTGATTATATTGAAATAATCATTGTCCTTGTCTCCAGGGAAAGCGCGATTCTGAAAAGCGTCATCCATGATTATGGCCAGCTGTCTATCATATCCCTGCCAGTACTCACTTGTACCCTTCTGCCACATCTCTCTGACGACTTTATCGGGAGTAGGATCCTCAATCAGGCCTGACTTCAAAAGTATTGCCGCAACAAAAGGAACGGCCATAAGAGTCTTACCAACACCAGGCAACCCATAAAGGAAAGCAGTAACAGGCTCAAACCTAAAATTATTGCGGGAAGCAACGGAGCCTAAATGAGGAACTGCTATTGAGCCCAACTTGCCAATAGTGGCGTCGATAGTCTTACCAACATCCGTGTGCCGATACAGTTCCTTCAACCCATAGCCTTCTTGAAGGCAACTGAGCATGCGATCTAAACCGTCAGGTGTGAGCTCCTTGCCGATAGAATCCTCTCTCAAAAACCCTTCCGCATTCTTAACCCACTCGTATGCAACACGATCAGCCCGCTTGAAAAGCTCAACTGCCTCCTTGCCAAACTTACCACGTACGTAATTCACAAGAGCTTCCAACGATGTCATTGTCCAAGTAATGAACACTTCCCAGCCCTTAGACATCCTGTCAAGAGTAGAAATGCGCTTGCAAAATTCTGTAACCTTGGCCGGAGAAACCTTGCCATTAAAAACAGAAAAAGTAAA